TATAGTACACCAGATTATCAAGGTGGTTTACAATATGCAGAGTTAGAAGAAGAAATAAGTAACTATCATTTAAACAATATAATGAATGGTCTTGCTCCATCAATGTTAATCAACTTTAACAACGGAGTACCAGACGAAGAAAAACAATCATTAATAGAAAGTAAGATACAAGCTAAATTTCAAGGTAGTTCAAATGCTGGTAAATTTATACTTGCTTTTAACGATGACAAAGAATCACAAGCTGATATTACACCAGTACAGTTATCTGATGCACATAACCAATATCAATTTTTAAGTGACGAATCACAAAAGAAGATAATGGTATCACACAGAATTGTATCTCCTATGTTATTAGGTATAAAAGATTCAAGTGGACTTGGTAATAATGCAGATGAGTTAAAAACTGCATCTATATTAATGCATAACACAGTTATAGTGCCTTTTCAAGAACTTTTAACTGATGCGTTTGATAAAATACTTGCTTTTAATGATATTGCCTTAAATCTATACTTTAAGACGTTACAACCATTACAGTTCTTGGATTTAGATAATGTAAAAGACGAAGAAACAAGAGAAGAAGAAACTGGTGTTAAGATGTCAAAGGTATTTTCTGATTTAGAAGAATTTGGAGAAGATGAAGATTTAGAAAACTGGGAATTGATTGATGAAAGAAAAGTTGATTATGATACAGAAGATGAATTAGACGAAGAATTAAATAAATTAAACAATCCTAAATTATCTGTATTGTCAAAAGTTTGGAATTTAGCAACAACTGGAACCGCTAGACCAAATGCAAAAAGTGAACAAGATGGAGAAAATGAAGAAGGAGTACAATTTAAAGTAAGATATCAATATGCACCTTTAAGAACAAGTAATAATAGTAGAGAGTTTTGTTCAAAAATGGTTGCAGCAAAAAAGATATACAGAAAAGAAGATATTCAGCAAATGAGCCAAAGAGCAGTTAATGCTGGTTGGGGTTTAAATGGTGCTGATACTTATGATATATGGCTTTATAAAGGTGGTGGAGATTGTCATCATTTTTGGATGAGAAAGACTTACAAAGCAAAAACTGCTAAAACAAAACCAGATGTTGGTAATCCAAATGCAGAAGTAAGTGTAAATAAAGCTAAAAAAGAGGGTTTTAAACCAGAGGTAAATGCTAAAGAAGTTGCAAAAAGACCAACGGATATGCCAAATAACGGATTTGTAAATAAAAAGAGATAATAAATGGCAACTGCATTATTCATAAGTAGAACAGATTTAGTAAAGAATAGTATTGTTGATGGTAACGTTGATACAGATAAATTCATACAATTTATTAAGATAGCACAAGAAATACACATACAAAACTATTTAGGAAGTAAGTTGTATGATAAAATATCAGCAGATATAATTGCAGATAGTTTAACTGGTAATTATTTATCTTTAGTTACAGATTACATACAACCTATGTTGATTCATTATGCTATGGTTGATTATTTACCATTTGCAGCATATCAAGTAAAGAATGGTGGTGTATTTAAACACACATCAGAAAATTCTGAAAGTGCAACAAAAGATGAGGTTGATTTTTTAGTACAAAAACAAAGAGATTTTGCAGAGTATTACACAAGAAGATTTGTAGATTACATTTGTTTTAATAGTACTTTATTTCCAGAATACACAAGTAATACAGATTCTGATGTATATCCAGACAAAGATGTAAATTCAAGTAATTGGGTATTGTAATGGGTAGATATAAACCAAAGAAACATAATATTGTAAAGCTAAAGAAATACTTAACAAAAAAAGAAAAAGATAATGGCAAACGAAATATACGATAGTACTTGGTGGGGTAACACAATAGATACTGCATCTTCTATTGGAACATCAACTGAAATGATACAAGGACAGTTTAATATGAATGACAGACAAGAAGTTGAAGCGGTTAAGTGTTTAGCAGATTCAATTCATAGAATAGGAATACAAGATATACAAAACTAAAACAATGGCAAAACCAAAATTAGCATTAATACCAGCCTCACAAGGAAGCGAGTTATTTTCTGTACTACCATCAAGTGGTGTAGGAGATTTTGACTTTAGTAGAAGTGGTAGGGCAACAAGAATAAACTCACAAGGACTAATAGAAGAAGTTGCAAACGGACAATCAAGATTAAACTATCCAATGATTGATGGTAAAGTTGTAGGGTGTCCACATCATATTTTAGAGCCACAGTCAACAAATAGACAAAGTTATTCAGAAGATTTAATTAGTGGGTTTTCAAATGGAGCTACATCTGTATCATCGAATGTAATAATTAGTCCAGATGGTACTTTAAATGCTGATAAATTAGTTGAAAGTAATACTAATGCAAGGCACGAGTTGTATGGAGCAACTATATCTTTTAGTGGAACTACAAGTGTTTCGTTTTTTGCTAAAGCATCAGAAAGGAGATACATATCTGTTTTTATTGGTGGTAACCCAGCAGTAGGAGGGGCAACATTTGATGTTGAAGATGGGGTTGTTTCTTTAATGAGTGGAGGTACGGATGCAAGTATAGTAAACTACGGAAACGGTTGGTATAGGTGTTCTTTAACATCTACAAATGCTGGTAGCTATCAAGTTTATTATTGTTTAAGAACAAACGCAAGTGCGGTTGATGTTCAAACATATCAAGGAGATGGCACGAGTGGTATGTATTTATGGGGTTTCCAAACAGAAGTTGGACAATCTTACCCAACAAGTTATATCAAATCTAATAGTGGAAGTACAACTACTCGTTCAGCAGAAACTGCTAATGGATCTGGAGATGCAGCTACGTTTAATGATTCAGAAGGTGTTTTGATGATGGAAGGAAGTATTTTAGATTTTTCAACAACAGATAGTTGGATTTCTATATCTGAAAACTCAAACATTAATAACAATCAATTTAATTTGAGATTTATTTCTAATTCAAACTTAATACAAGCAGTTTCAAGAGCAAATGGATTAGGACAAGATGTTGTTTTACAACATACTTTAAATGATAAAACAGAAGTAAATAAAATATCTATAAAATATAAATTAAATGATTGGGGTTTATGGGTAAATGGTTTTGAAGTTGATACAGAAACATCATCTAATGCTTTTACACCAAATTCTTTAGATGTATTAGATTTTGACAGAGGAAATAACTCAAAATCTCTCTACGGAAAAACCAAACAATTACAATACTACAATTCAGCATTAACAGATAGCGAACTAGAAAAAATCAGTTCTTGGACATCTTTTACAGATATGGCACAAGGACAATTATACACAATAGAATAATATGGCACAGAAACTTAAATTCGGTAACGGAACTTGGGCGACAAAGAAAGGTTCTACGTTAGCTTATAATGACGAAAACGATAGATACAAACCTTTACCTTTTACAACTACTAGAGATAGTATTGCTACAAGAGTTAACAAAGAAGGGTTAATAGAAGTAGTTGGTAATGATGTACCAAGAATAGATTATACAGATAGTGAAGATGGTGCTTTGTTGTTAGAGCCTAGTGCTACTAACCTTGTAACTTATTCAGAAGATTTTAGTAATGGTTATTGGATTAAAACAGAAGCTACTGTAACTCTAAATACTACTACTTCTCCAGATGGTAGTTTAAATGCATCAAAACTAACTCCTTCTACTATAAACTCTAATCATAAAATAGCAAGTGGAAATGTATCTATTGTTAGTTCTTTAACTTCATATTGGTTTGTTAAATCAAATGGATATTCTAAAGTATCATTAAGAGAAGATGCAGCAGTAGGTAAATATGCAAGTTTTGATTTATCACAAGGAATTGTTTTAGATTCGAGTACATCATCTAAAATTGAAGATTACGGAAATGGATGGTTTAGGATAGAGCTAAATGATGATTTAACAAATGTAACTGCAAGAAATTCTTTATATGTTTTACCAGATTCATATATAAGTGGTTCTCCAAATCTTGTAAATTGGTCAGCAGATGGCACAAGCAGTATTTTTATTTGGGGCGCACAATCAGAAGAAGGCTCTTACGCAACATCCTACATCCCAACCAATGGCTCAACAGTTACAAGACAAGCTGATACTGCTACTGGTGCTGGTAATAGTGAAGTGTTTAATTCAGAACAAGGAACTCTATTTGTTGATTTAATTTCAAGTGGTGGAACAACAGATGGATATATTTCAATATCTGATTTAACTACAAATAATAGATTAGCTATTA